ATTTGAGCTTGTTCTAATCTTTCAACATCTTCATCAGTATTTAAAAAAGATGATATTGGTAAGCTGAGAGCCTTGACAATTTGTCTAAGCTCCCATGTTGCTTTAGTTCTTAGGTTCATTTTTACCTCTCTATTGGTTATGATTTATTATTAAATAAATCTTAAATAGGCTTAAATTCATAAGCCCATTTAGGTTTTATTTACCAAGTGTTATTGAAGATATGTACTTTAAAATTTTCTGCATCACTTTCACACATATCCATTTTTAATTCAGATGCTATCTGGTCATAATCGATATAATTTTTGATATGTTCAGGACAATCAATTAAAATACAATCTTCAGCATATTCTTCAGCATAGTCTTTAAAACAATCATACGTTCCTTGAAAAGCATCTTCAATACGGTCAAGATCATCAACAGAAAAATTTTCTATAAATCCATTAACAACAGAAAAACCATTTTTGTTAATTGCTTCCTTAACTTCAATGATCTTATCTAAACTAGGATATTCTCCAATGTCTGGAAAATATTCATAATCATGTATTGCAAATTCTTCAGCATTTGGACTTGGTGAAGATTTTAAAACATTTGCAATTTGTTCTTCAAGTTCATCTTTGTCCGTTGATGGTTCAATCCATTCACCAGATAAGACTCCAGAATTATAAGAGGCTAAACAAGCTATATAAATTTTAGACTTGTTTAATTCTTTATCTTTCATATATTTGTCAAAAGCTTCTTGTTTTGTTTGTACTTCTGTAATCATTATTTGCTCCTTTTTTATTTTTATTTTTAAACATATTAAGTGAATTAATATCAGAGCAAGTATAGATGTCAACAAATTGATAACATCATATTAAAAGAATTAATCTCAGAGAAAACAATACAACTTACATTAGAACAATTATAAACTATAAAATTATGTCAAATATTAAATATTCTAAAGCTATGGAACAGATCATCTTAAATAGATTGATGGAGGGACAAAGCATAAGAAAGATAACTCAAGATCCAGAGATGGTTTCATGGGCTACATTTAGCCAAAAATTAAAAGATAATGAGAAATTACAAGATCAATACTATAATTGTAAAAAGATAGGCATTGAGATGGTCATTGCTCAAGCTCAAGATAAATTAACTGAAAGCATTGCAACCTTAGAGAATGGAGGAAAGATGGACAATAGTTTACCCTTTGCACATTTGATTAAAGAAATGCAATCCAATGCTAAGTGGTTAAGCTCTGTTTTAAGTCCAATTAGATATGGAAAAGATACTAAACTTACCTTGAATGGTGGAGATAAACCTATCTCTATTAAGTGGGAACAGTAGCAATTAGTAAGTGATTACTTTGTTATTTGTTTAATTCACTCAACCATTGTAAGCAAACTTATACAGTGGATATATAGACTTCAAATGCTTACCAATAGATCAAACAGCATATATTATTTATATTTTGCAACATCTAAGCAACATGACACCTTATAAACTACGATTTTAAACAGTAATTAAGCAATACCAATTGATTAACAATCAAATGTTATTTCAAATGGTTTAAAACTGAGGTTTTGGGGGGGGTTTTTAAAGCGATACACCCCAAATTGATATTTGGTACTTTGTTAAAATTAAGGGAAGTTACACACAACTAAACAAGAATTTTTTATGATGGATTTTGACGACAAGGCTAAAGGTTACTCAGCAGTTATATATATTATGGAAAGCAGTAAATCTGTTGTTGTTCACTTTGGTGGCTTTAACGATCTGTCTGAATGTAGATATTTCTCAACTCATATCATGGACGATCTTGGTATTGAAGATTTATTAAATGTACCTCAGGGAGTTACAGTACATTAAGGGGGGTTTGTTTTAAAAATGCCAGAAATCATCATTCCATATAAGCCAAGAGAACTTCAAAATTTTTTGCACAAAAAAATTGATAAGCACCGATTTTGTGTTTTAGTTTTACATAGGAGAGCAGGAAAAACTGTGATGATGATTAATCACATGATTAAAGCTGCTTTAACTTGTCCTTTGCCAAACCCTAGATACGCATTTTTATCGCCAACTTTTAAGCAAGGTAAATCCACAGCTTGGGACTACATTAAACAATTTGCAGGAAAGATACCTGGTACTAAGTTTAATGAATCAGAATTAAGGTGTGATCTGCCAAATGGTGCAAGGATAACAATTCTTGGAGCAGAAAACGATCAAGCCATAAGGGGTATCTTTTTAGATGGTTGTGTTTTTGACGAAACTCAATCAATTAAACAAACAATATTTCCAGAAGTTATAAGACCAGCATTAGCCGATAGAAAAGGGTGGTGTGTCTTTATTGGTACACCTAAGGGTAGAAACCATTTCTATGAGCTTTATAGACAAGCTGAGAAGAATGAAACTTGGTATGCTGGTTTATTTAAATCTAGCGAAACCAACATATTAGATCCTGAAGAATTAGAAGCTGCAAAGCAAATGATGTCAGACGATCTGTATGAACAAGAGTTTGAGTGTTCTTTCCAAGCTGCCATAACAGGTTCTTATTATGGTGCTTTAATAGAGCTGTTAGAGTCAGAGAACAAGGTTACAGACAATCTCTATGATGACAACCTAGATGTAGAAACATGGTGGGATTTGGGCTTAAACGACTCCACAGCGATATGGTTTGTCCAAAAGTATAAAGGAGAGATCAGATTAGTAGATTATTATGAAAATGCTGGTGAGGGTTTGGATCACTATGTAGATGTCATAAATAGAAAAGATTATGAGTATTCAAAGCATATAGCTCCCCATGATATTAAAGTAAGGGAGATTGGCAATTTTGGTAAATCAAGATTAGAGAGTGCTTTAGAATTAGGTATAGCTTTTGAAGTAGCACCGAAACTATCTATTGAAGATGGGATTGAAGCTGTCAGAAAAGCAATTCCTAATTGTTGGTTTGACAAAAATAAATGTCAAAAAGCGATAGAGAATTTAAAGGCTTATCAAAAAAGATGGGACGACAAGAACCAATGCTTTAGAAATAAACCTTTGCACAATTACGCATCTCATTGTGCTGATGCTTTTAGAACAGGCATAGTGGGTGAGGGTGTAGAAATTAGTAACTGGAAAGAATCAATACCAGTTGAAACAAATTATATAGTTTAATATGGCAGATAAAATAACAGAAATTGAATTAAAAAATATTATAAGCCAAGAGATTAATAACTCTATGGGTTATATGGGTGGTAATCTTTCTGCACAAAGAAAGAAATCTTTAGAATACTATATGGGAGAACCATTAGGAACTGAGATTGATGGTAGGTCGCAAGTTGTATCAACTGATGTAGCTGACACTATTGAAACTATCCTACCTAATTTACTTAAAATATTTACAGCATCAGATCAAGTAATTAAATGTGAGCCAGTAAAATCGGAAGATGTGGCACAAGCTGAACAAGTAACTAATTATGTAAATTATATTTTTAATAAAGACAATCCAGGTTTCTCAATTTTATACACATGGTTTAAAGATGCGTTGATTGAGAAAAATGGTATTGTCAAAGTTTATTGGGACGACAGTAAAAAAGTTGAGCAAGAAACTTATGAAAATTTAAACGACCAAGAATATTCATTATTACTAGATAGTGAAAATGTTGAAGTTGTTGAAGAAGAAGCATTTGAAGATGAGAAAGCAAAAGCACAATTAGAGCAGCTTAAAGCTCTTGCAGAACAGCAAGGTCAAGAATTACCAGAGCAACCTGTGCCAATGATTCATAATGTTATTATTAAAAGAACAAATTCTTATGGTAAAGTTAAAATAGAAAATATTCCACCTGAAGAATTTCTAATTCAAAAGTCAGCTAAGAGTATTGAAGATGCTACTTTTGTTGCACAGAGAGTTTTAAAAACAAGATCCGATTTAATTGAAATGGGTTTTGATAGAGATATTATAGATGATCTTCCAACTCAAAATACTGTCATGTTTAATGATGAAAGATTGACAAGGTATTCTGATATAGATGAAAGTCCTGTAAGTGATGCTCCAGATGAAAGCACACAAGATGTAGAAATTTATGAGTGCTATGTTAAAATTGACATGGACGGAGATGGTATTGCAGAACTTAGAAAAGTAACTGTAGCTGGAAGTAATGGCAGTACAGTTTTAGAAAATATGCCTTGCGATTTTATTCCATTTTGCAGTTTAACTCCGATCCCAATGCCACACAGATTTTATGGTAGATCAGTTTCAGAATTAGTAGAAGATGTTCAGTTAGTTAAATCAACTGTTATGCGACAGTTATTAGATAATATGTATTTAACTAATAATAACAGAGTTGCAATCATGGACGGCATGGTCAACTTGGACGACCTATTAACTTCAAGACCTGGAGGAGTTGTAAGAACTAAACAACCACCAAGTCAAGTTATGATGCCAATGCAATCGCAAACTATTTCACAACAAGCATTTCCATTATTAGAATACTTAGACACAGTTAGAGAAACAAGAACTGGTGTTACAAGATATTCACAAGGACTTGATGCACAATCATTAAATAAAACTGCAACAGGTGTGAATACTATGATGAACCAATCTCAAATGAGAATGGAATTAGTTGCTAGAGTATTTGCTGAAACAGGAATTAAAGATTTATTTAAAAGAATATTTGAACTTACTTGTAAGTATCAAGACAAAGAAAGAATTGTAGAATTAAATAATAAATTTGTACCAGTTAAACCTACTGAATGGAAAAATAGATATAATGTTACTATTTCAGTTGGACTTGGAGCTGGTTCTAAAGATCAACAAATTGTTATTTTAAATAATATTTTGGAAAGACAACTTCAAGCATTTCAATTGCAAGGTGGTCAAGAATATCCAATGGTGAGCCTAAAAAACATTTACAATAGTTTAACTAAAATTGTTGAAAATGCTGGTCTTAAAAATGTTGAAAATTATTTTGTTAATCCAGATCAAGGAAAACAAATGGTTCAACCTAAACCAGAACCGAAACCAACTCCTATTGAGAAAATAGAATTTACTAGAATTGCATCTGAAGAAAAACGAAAACTTGCAGAATTAGAATTTGAAATGAAAAAACTTAAAAGCCACAATGCTGCTAATGTTTTGGACTTTGAAACTAAGATCAAAGAGATGGAGCTAAAATACACTACTCAAATTGATAGTGCTAAACTTAAAGCTGAAGCAGAACTAGATAAAGTTATTGTTTCAAATAGAGGTAAAGCATTTTTTGATGCAGAAAAATCAGCAAACAGATTATCACAAGAAATAGAGCAAACTAATGAACAACCAGGAACAGGACAAGCTCAACCAAGAATTGAGCCAAGCGAACAAAGCTAAATTACTTTTCTCAGATCCATTATTAAAAGATTCTTTTGATAAATTAAGAAATTTATATTCTACAGCTTTATTAAATACTGGTGCAGCCGAAACTGAAACTAGAGAAAAACTTTGGTTAGCTTACCAAATGGTCGGCAAGGTTGAACAGAATTTATTAGAAATGATTGATACTGGAAAACTAGCTTCCAAACAATTAGAGGATTTTAGAAATCAAATTAAAGAACAAAAATTCTAAACAAACAAGTTTGGGATAAGTCAACCTCATAAGAGGAACTTAACTTACAAGGAAACATATGTCAGAAAATCAAGGCAATCCATTACAAGGATCTGAAACTGATGTGCAAAAAGCACAAAAAGCAATAAATGGATTATTAAATCCACAAGAAAAAACTATTGGACAAGAAGAAGCTCCAAAGGAAGAAATTCAACAAAATTCTCCTGAACCACAAAATGAGGAATCTGAAGAAGATCAACCTCAGGAACAGGAAATAAGTGAAGAAACTGAATCTGAAGAAGAAGAAGTTTCCGAACAAGATGTATCTCAAGACGAAGAACAGATTGATACTCAAGAGAAACTAGAAGATTCCACCTACAAGGTAAAAGTTGCAGGTCAAGAATTAGACGTTACCCTTGCAGAGTTGAGAAATGGTTACTCAAGAGATGCTGATTACAGACAAAAGACAGAAGAACTTTCTAATCAAAGAAAGAACTTTCAATCTGAGTCTGAAAAGCAAAAACTAGATTACTCTCAAAAACTTAATGACTTAAATCAGAGATTGTCTAACGCACAACAAGATCTAAAAGAAGAAATTAATTCTTCTGATTTAGATAAGATGTATGACGAAGATCCAACAGAAGCTGCAAGAGTTGAAAGAAAATTGAAAAAAAAGCAAGATGCTTTAAATCAATCTTTACAACAAGCTCAAGCAGAACAAAAAGAACAGTTCAGTTCTTTCTTGCAAGACCAACAGAAAAAATTGTTATCTAAGATGCCAGAGTTTTCTGATCCTGCAAAGGCTTCTAATATAAAAGCTAATATGAAAACTACATTAAACAATTATGGGTTTAACGACCAAGAAGTTGCACAAGTGTACGATCATAGAATAGTGATGTTGGTTAATGATGCTATGAAGTACCGAAGTATGCAAAATTCAAAACCGAATATTGCAAAAAAGATTACTAAACCTAGCCAACCTTTTTCATCAGGTGTTAAGCAGACAAAATCTGAGGTAAATTTAAAAGTTAGAAAAGATAAATTTAGTCGTTTAAGAAAAACAG